AAAAAACCTCGCGTGGAGGAAAAATTATTGTATAGTGTAAGTACATATCAATAGTACTATTTTCGTCCACACTTACCTGAGGGATAAGTTCATGGGTTAATCGGATAAGGCTCCAACGTAAAACGCTGGACAGCCAACCATACACGTGAATGTATGATCATCACCCGCTGCTTTTAAGACAGCGAATTCATTATTCGATTCAAAGACCGAGCCCACGATCAAGTTAGAAAGTGACGCAGTATCGGTCGTAAAGGTGCTTGAATCTATTGCTAGATTTTCAGCGGGGGAGTAAAATGGTTGCGCAATCTCCAGAATGGAGTTGAGCGACGTGTTCTGAATGTGCATCGCTGAATTGGAATCATAGGGGGTGAATCCAGATGCACTATCAGATTTGTCTCGTGAAACGCTTGTCACGAAACACGTATCAGGGTCTTTTACAATAACCTTGAAACGCACAGACCCGGCAGTAAAACGGTAGAGCCAGGAAATGATGTCAGTTGTTGACTGACGCATGGAACTGTCTGTTCCAAATGTAATGCCAGGTAACACTAGTCGTGAGGTTGTGAACTTGTCCACCATCGTAAAACGACGGCTTAGCAAGCGCAAACTAGGGATGATTTCACCCATAGTGGTATCTCTTGAACTATTGTCACCCTGTTGGTAACCAAGGTTTGAACCCTCGTCACCATCCTGTACTACAGCATTTATGATTTGAATCTGTTTGTTCGTCACGATAGTGATTGGGGCACCCATGTAGGTTTCCTGACCAACACCGTTACGAACTAGGGTCTTGACTTTCGTCTCGCCAGCGTCGGCGGAGATGAATTGGTCAGATCCAAGGAAATTAGAAACAGCATCGTTATAACCAGTGATGGTTAAATTGGTGCCATCCTCATTCCATAGGACTCCCTGTCCAGCGTCAACGCTATACTGGTAGTAATCACCTGCTGGCTTGAGATCGTTAAAAGGATGAGAAGAAACGATAGTAGCATCAAATGTTCGACTAGGAGTGATCTTAATCGAATATTTTCCTGCTGGGACTCGAGCCTTGAGACTGGTCAATGTCCTTTCCGCTACGGAAAATAGAAGGGGGAATTCAACCTTAGTATCAGTGTTCACAAGTACAATGGTCTCGTTAAGGGCTAAAGAACCATCAGATACGAATATATCTGACGACTCGGACAGCGTCCCAACGGAATCACCGGTCACAGGATAGGCATTGAATGACAATTCTACAGGATCGAATGGGTAATTGGGAGATACAGCTACTTTAGCTAGGGTGCCTGGTTCGGCTATCTCGAAATTGTCCCACCTAATCCATGGCATAATTGTCACGGTAGGGCTTACGGTCGTGGGCGCTACTAGCTCGTTAAGAACTGATATCACCACAACTCCGCCTGTGGTTTGTGAGGAATAAGCTAATTCCGCTGTGCTAAGGGAGGATAACCACTTGTTCTGGATGACTGTTGGAAAGGCAATGTTAATGCCTTTGTCATCTACAAATGCCAAGTCAATAATTTGTGAAAAAACTGACTCGAGTGGTTGAACTCCGGATCCGTAGGGTAAGTACTGGACCAACAATCTTCCTTGATGGAATTTCGTTTTAGCAAAGTGAAGTCGCATCCTCATTTGGCCCCTCCACCATTTTCCAAGTTGTGAAACTAAAGAAATTGGTGGGCCAAATATGCATTTTCGCCCAAACCGCTTCGCTCCATAAGTGAAGTAATCGGCGGGATGGACTGGGATTGAAGCTATCACGTCACCATGATCCGCGGTTAACGGATATTCGTAACGGTTCAAGCAAAACTCCCGTTGAGCAATTAACGCAATGCTCATTTCGTCCTGGCCCATAAAAGTCGTCTTGGTTGAGTCGATGCCGTTATCCGGTAAAACACTTAAGTTTACCGAATTATCGATACCGACACAATTAGTAAAACCTTTAGCTGGCACGTTGCTCACAGTAGTGGACTTTTCCAAGTTGAGTGGTCGGGAAAATCCAAAAAAGGAAGCAACTCCAGCAGCAGCTCGCGCAACCCATGACACGGGTTTTGCTACACTACTGAGCATAGGAATGGAGCTAACAGCATCAGCAATATCTGCGATCGTGTTTGAAACGTTCGAGATTATGCCTTTGCTAGTAGCAGTTTCGTCCTCACCTGCTTGACAAACGGCTGTTATCATTTTCAGGCCAGGACTAAGGGGGGTAAATGTTTCAGATTCCTCGGAAGGAGCCATTCCATACAACTTAATGTTTTGCAAACGAGCAAAAACACTGCAAGATGCATAGACAGCCTCTGATTCACCTGCCAAGGGTGCTAAGATGGCTACTCTCAGACGTGATAAACCTGCTTCGTCACTAGGGTTAATGACTTGAAATTCATTCACGTAAGGGAGCAACAAGCTTGCAGAACGAGATTCGCTCTCCAAGCACATCTGTGTTCCGTGGAAAGTTGTCAGCGAGCGGAGATGCTCATTGAGTGTCCTTCGTGGAGCTGAAGTACCCTGGGCATAAGGTTCCTGAAACATGAAAAGAGTCCCCTGGAGAAATGGGGTGGCTTGCACTTTAAGAGTGACAAGCACATCAGCACGAATATAAGCTATGTTTTTCAGCTTGTTTCGTATAAATTCTGATTTCTCCAGGATAGCTTTGGGGAATGACAAGTCTATAAAAGTGGGTTGTCTGAAATCTGATGTCATCTGACTCTCCGTCAGTAATGACTCCAAGACTGGATCATTGGCGGTCCATTTCTTTGATAAGAGAAGAGTTTCTCGTGAGAGAGACTCAATCAAAGCTTGGTCTTGAATTTGAAACAGATTATCAGTAACGCTCTCGTTTAAACGTGTCATGGAGGTGGTGATCGAAGGATCATTATTTTGAAGGACTGCTCCTTCGGAGGTCGAGGTCGAGGTCATGGTTGTCATCGGTGTATCGGTCTGTTGTGTTGTTGTTGTGTTGTAGTTGTTGTTGTTGAGTTAGGTAGTTTTGACCTACACACTCGTGAGTATGTTACTCCGTCAACTCAGGCGGAGTGGGTCTATCTCATAGAGGATTTAGCAGGGCTGCTGCTCACGCTCCTCACCCTAAATAGGGCACGTGGATTGCTGTGGCTCACAGACTCCTTTCGGACAGTGAGCAACAACAAAGGGCTTATTCATGAGAGAATATTAAGCCCTGCATTGAGAATGCTCAAACAAGAAAAATTGAGAGAAGGTCAGCATCACAGAAGCTAGACGATCCAGTTTGATAGTTAATAAAATTAACACACTCCTGGAAGGTCATGCCACCGTATGTTGTGTTGGCCTTCAAACAAGCTTCCTTCACTCGCTTTGTGAAGTAGTCGAAATATTTCGCTCCATGCAAACTAGCCTCAAAGGCTGCCATTCGCGTGGTTTGAGATACCGCTTCATCATCCGTAATGGTATCATGCATCCACATGATCATATCTTGGATGGTTTCGCGTGAGAGAGGTGCAAGCCACTCTCCTCCGACCTTCCTAAACTCTCGTTTAAGAAATGTCACATCGTGCAAGCAACGATACCGGGGTGGATTTCCGGATTTGGTCTCATCTGTATATACATGTCCTGTTTTCTTCATGAGGGCTGTTATGGTGTGTTGGTTGAACCAATCGATAACGCTAGGTGCGATAGCTACGACTGAATCATCTCCATAATAGATTCCCTTAATGTACTTGGTGAAGTCGGCTAGAGAAACAACAAAATTGTTCTCCTGCTTGGCCAGCAAGTACACATATCTGAAGATAAACATGTTGTACATACAGTTGATCAGGGTCGTCAACGGGTTTCCTGAGGGCTGAGAATGGTTAAGTTGAACCAAGTGCCCACGTAGGATCCACGTTGAATTGAAGAGGTATTCGCCAAGAACCCGGCGAATAAGGGCATTCTCCTCCCCATCATTATACCATCCGGAGATGACATCAATGATGCGAAAGAGAATCTGGGAGTTCAAAGATCCGTCGAAGTTGGAAAAGTCACCAGCAATGATGTGCTGAGACTTGCTCGTCAGATGTCTTTGAATGTTTGCCCAATCTTGAGAGTAGACGTTTGTTCCTAAGGCAATCTCGTTGTGGATTCGGTTGTCCATAACATGATTCATGAAGCCTAAGAAATATTGTCTAATAGCAAGAGTGAGTCCCAGGTTAGAGGCTGCAAA